CTTTCTTTACAAGCTTTGCGGCAGAAGACATATCTAAATCTAAAACTTTTCCTGACGCGATTCCTGTCATACTAACACCAATGAGAGCTTCTTTTTCTGTTGTCCTTCTCCAGACATCTCTTAGATAGTGGAAATCTGTGTATCCCGCTTGCAAAGTTGCTATGAAAGAGGCAGCGCGCGAACGATTCTCATAGTCTTCTTGTGATTCAATATTAGATACGTTTACTTCAACTAGATTACAAAACTGATATGGGCGAAGAGCAATCTCAGCGCATGGATTAGTGCCGTAATCTTTGTCATTCGAAAAATAAAAACCGGGTTCGCCACACTTCGAAGCTTTAACTCGATCCCATAAATTCATAAAGAACTCTTTCTCAACTCTATGTCTTAGCAACACAACAGAATTATTGGCGCGGCCTCTCTGAGGATTTTCTTCCCACCAGTTTCCCGTTTTGGCTGCTAGCATTTCGTTATCGTCTGCGCTGAAGAGTGAGATTAGTGCGGCGCGGCGGATGCCGCCAGCAAGAACTGCGTCAGCAATATGACAAACAACATCATGAACTTCCATAGAGGTTAGTTTGTCTCCATTTTGTTTCTCCGATAAGATACCCTGAACCTTGACCAAACATTCTCTTAGAGGCTGCGGGCCAGGAGCTTTACCACCAGAGGTCAGAAGCGCTTCTCCTTTAGCTCGAATATCACTAAAATCAAAGCGTATCTTTGAACCTCCGAAAAAATAATTTCTAATCAAAGCTTTTACAGCGTCGGCCCAGCCCTCTATAGAATCAGCTATAAGAAATCTTCTGCTTCTATTTTCATTTGGCTTTTGGATTTCTGGTAGCTTCTCTACATGGTGTCTCTGGACAGAAAAACCAACGCCAGTGCCGCCCAATAAGAGAAACATGATTTCACCAAACGCACGCCAGTCGTCGACAGGACAGAAAGCACAGTTAAAAATTCTGTTAGGAGCAACCTCAATTGGTTTACCACCAAACTGTAAAGAGCGCATCGAAGGAAGTACCTTTTTTTCAAACACGAGCTTATAATTTTTTTCAATATCGTTCTTAAGCTCTGGATACTTTTTGATATGCATTCGCATGTTTCTAGTAACAAGCTCGTGCCATGTCTCTCTTCTGTTTTTCTCCTCAAGGTACTTTGCATATTTCATGTATACTGTGATATCTGATAATATCTGACTGGCTAAGTCCATGGCGTTCTCCTTTATTGTCTTCGACTTTCTTTGTAAATATTCTTGATCTTCTCTCTTTGTTTCTTAAGGGCACTTCTGCTATCAACCTGATCTATCGTTTCGTCAACAGGCTCAAGCACTTTTATTTTAACCCTTGAAGTATCCATAAATAGTGGATATATTAAACCATCCGGCCCATTTCTATTTTTTGCTATAAACATTCTACCGGTATTATTATTTTTATTCTCGATCGTTCTTGATATTGAAAATATAAAATCAGCGATAAAGCACTTGTTAAATGCTTCTGAAATAGATTCCATAGTGATAACTTCTGCGTTCAATCCCGACCTGTTAGTTTGAGAAGCTGTCCATACAGGACATTCGTACTCTTGAGCTATGGCTCTGAGTTCTTCATAAATAGATTCTAATTCGTTTCTTTTCTCTCGAAAATTATTTGTTGGTCTCAGGATGTCACCGTAATCAACGATAATCATATCTACCGTCTTATCTTTTCTTTTAAGCTTTTCTAAATGATTACGCAGAGTTCGAGGAGAAGCCGTCTTGGTTGGATATTCTTTTAGAATTAATTCACCTTCTACTTCGATACAAGTTTCGTAAACATTTTCTTTTAAAGAGAACAAATCTTTTAGAGGCAAGCCGCTAAGACAGCTATCATACCGAAGACCAACAACTGCCTCGGAAAGTTCAAGCGTATAGTGTACAACGTTCTTTCCTTTCTTAAGAGCGTCAGCACCTAGGTGAACTAAAGCCATGGATTTGCCGGCTCCTGTAGGTGCAATGACAACCCCAAGTTCTCCCTTGCCCAGGCCGTCTTTACATATCTTATCAATAAGATCCCAGCCAGTCGACACAGGGTTCCGAGCTTTTATTTGATATCTAGCTTCGAAATCTTTCTTGTAATCGTGACCGTAATCATTATCTAATCCTAATTTAGTTGCCTCATCAATAACAGTTTTGATGTCTTCATAAGAAGAAGACTCCAACAAATTGACAGACTTGAGAATAGCTTCTTTCAGTTTCTGTTTTTTGCAGAAGTCTAGAGAAGTTGTCTTAATATATTCTTCAGCGTCAATGTTATTTTTATTAATTCTTGTAAAAAAATCTCGAACCTGTTTTTGAATCACAGGGTTCTCTTCTTCCAGAGAAGACCTCAGTAACATCGTCAAAGTCTCTGCGCTCGGATGAGTATCAAACTTCTCTCTGTAGTCGAACACTAACTTAGTGAACACCCTCAGATATTTTAATTCAAAGAACGTTACATCCAAGACCTCTTCCATTTGATCACAAAAAGGGCGATCTTCTAGAAGAAGTTGAACTAACGATTCTTGGAATAGCTTTCCAAATTTTGAGAAGTCTTGAGTTGTATTCATTACACGTCTATATTAGTACTATTCGTTCTTATTGTCAAGAACAATCCGGTTAAAGATTTGAAAAAGGCTGTTCCAGTTATATTCACCGAAACCATCCTGAATCATCATCTTTGTAATCTCTGTTTTGTTAAAAGTTATTTCCGGATCTTGCACTGCATCGCGTGTTAACTTCTTTGCTTTTGGACTCAAGAAAGGAGAGTATAGTTGCATCATCTTATAGTTTTTTTCTAGAACGTCACTGTTCTCAACTACATTCTGATATGCTTTTAAGCTTGTATCGACATTGGTGGAATAGTCAATAATCTCTTTTAAAGAATATGACTTTTCTTCTGACAGGAATGGAAACCTCTTCTTCACAGTCGCTAACCCGATGCTACCAACTCCCGGCAGGTTATCAGACTTATCTCCCACCATCGCTCGTGCTACAGCAAAGTTGTTCGGGTGGATACCAAACTTCTCTATAATATTATTTTTGTTTAAGGTTTCTTTTTGAACTGGTCGAATCAACACCGTTTTGTCATCAAGTAATTGATAAAAATCTTTATCACTCGATACAATTACTTTCTGCCAATCTTCAAAATACTTAAGATTCTTAACATACGCGACGATATCGTCTGCCTCAATATTTGGAAGCATAATCTGTGATATAGGGCAGAAATTAAAATACTCAAGCAGTCTCATTTGCTGCCAAATTTTATTCTCCAACTCTTCATTTTCAGTAAGGTTTCTTATAGAGCGGTTGAGGCGCAAGGGTTTGCGACCAGCTTTATAATCCTTAACCATAGATTTTCTTCGCTGCGAACCGTTCTCTCCATCCCAACATATAACTATCCTGTCAGGTTTTGTCTCTCTAACGAGCTTCTGAAGGATTTTTAGTGAACCCTTAAGGCCACCAATTGGTTGCCCGTTTGAAGATAAAGATGGATCTACTATGTATGCTCTAAAAAACATGTTGAGCATATCAACAATTAACACTCTTTTCAATTTATGCCTCTGCTGCTACTTTCCTAATTTTTCTAACCTGGAAAGAATAAACTCCGTCAACTTTTCTAACACTGTTGATCATTTCTTTTATACTTTCTCTTACCGTCGGCTGCAGCGAGATAAATTTGATCTTGAGGCGAGTCCTCTGCTTATACAAGCTTAAAGTCTCTGTTGGTTCAGAGTCGACGATGGTGATTCCACAAACTGATCTAATTTCATTTTGGATATCGGTTAGATTCTTCCGTGTGCTTGAATTCATCAGAGCAACACATTCAAAAATCTGAACGTCGACGTCTTCATTCAAAAGACTTTCTTTCTGAAGGCTCATAAAGCTTTCTCCTACTAATAATAAGTAGTTAGCTTTTATTCTTCAAGGTCATAAAAATCTGCTGCTGGAGCCGTTCTTTCATCGAACTTCAAAATAACCTCTTCATCGATTAACTCCAAGACACGCGTTCTAAACTTGTCCTCTTGCAATTTATCAATCCATTTTGAAGCTTGAAACTTTTCTGTGGAGCCATCAGAATAATTGAGAGTATACCATGCTCCACCAGAATTAAGGTGTTCAGAACCCTTGATAGCTTCAAGCCAAGACTCTTCATCTTGTACGCCAACAGCATCACCCCAAAGAATCTTGAAGCTACACTGTCTACCTTGAGTTCCAAACCTAGACTTTTCTAGTTTGACCTTAACTTCTGAGCCGATCCTATATCCTCTGTCGTCCATGACAAAAGAATTTTTGGCTTTGCGGCCAGTCAACCAAACACGTAGGCTGTATGTGTAATGCATTGCTTTGCCCCCTGGTGTAAAATAGGGGGTTGTCATAGCTTCAGCTACATTGCTCGTGATGTTTGTTTTAAGCTGGTTTAATACCAACAGGGTTGCTCCGGCATTCGCTATTGGCTGAACTAGCTTAGCCATTCCTTTTGATAAGATCCTAGGCTTAACAGCCATTGAAGACAAGGGATTAAAATCTCCTTCCTGATCTGCTACAGAAGGGGTTAACGCTAAACTATCCCAAATAAACAACATCTGGCTTTCATTACTTCCAAGCAAATCTTCTATTGTTTCTAATACAAATTCTACGCTGTTAGCCTGAACATATAGAAGCCTACTCAAATCGCAGCCAGCCTTCTCCAAAAACGTCGGGTCAATGGCCGACTCACTATCAAAATATACTACATCAATACCCATCTTTTGAGCGCTGGCTGCAACTTGCGCGGCCAGAAATGATTTACCAGTTGATTCAAGTCCTGCAATTTCAGAAACCTTGCCAACTGGAATACCCGCGTATTCGCCGCGACAAATCATAGAATCCAACCAGCGTGAACCAGTCGGAATCCACTCCTTTACTTTTGTGGGGTTATCGTCTACAAGATTGTGGGCTACATCAAACCCTACCTTTCGATTGATAAGCTTTCTCATCTCATCAATGCTTAGTCTGCCATTGCTTGTTTTTGTCTTACGTTTAGCCAATTAAATTTCCCTATTTTTCCCTGTTGTATATAAAGCAAACTAATTACATAAAGCGGCAGAGGCTGGTTGATAAACCTAGGGTATATAAGGGGGAATATATATCCAAATCCCTCTGCCGCTTTATGTTTTTTAGCTATCCAAGAAGCTCTTGGAAAGCCTGATCTACAGAGTTTGTCTCTTTAGTTTTACTACTGTTAGACTGATACTTTGTAGACTCCGAAGACGCAGATTCTGCATCACTGTCTTCCCCAAGTAAGAACTCATCGAGCATGCCTTGGACTTCTGCGGGGCTCTTGCGAGAATCCTCGAAGATATCAGAAAAATCTGGAACTGAATCCAAAAGTCCCTTAACATCGTCCTGCTTTTCTGCCAACGGGCTAGAGCGGCGACGAGGAGTAATGGTGGTCTGCGGGAACTGTGCTCCTGCCGGCTTACCATATGTAATAACCAAATCGGTACCGTTTTCTACGTCAGTGATATCACCGTAATCTGGATTTAACACCAACTGTAGAAGCTCCTGATAAGCAGTACGACCGAATCCCCAAACCTTAACGCCTTCTTTCTCTTGGCCGCGTACAACGACGGGAGCGAAGAAACGCTGGCGCGCGTTTAGCGACTTTGCCATCTTGATGCTCTCATCATCACCCTGCTGATACAGGCTGCGAACAAAATCATCTAGCGGGCACTGCTCACCAAAGTTCTTCTTCGGGCTCAAGAATGCAGGGTTCTTGCCTACATTATAATGAAACCAGTATTCCTTAAACGGATCTCCGTCAGCGGTAGGAACAATACGAATAGTCGTATCTCCATCCTGTGGCTTCCAGAAACTGTTCCTGCTGCCGTTGTTGTTCAAAGCTGCTAGCTTTGACTTCATCTTATCTAAATCGATTCCCATAGTTTTCTCCTGTTAAAGTATGCACAGCGAATCTTCTGCACATCTATTGTTACTAGTATCTCACATCTAAATGGCGATGTCAACACTTTTTTAAAGATTTTCTTCCTGAACCAAAGTGGCATGTGCAACGCAGTAAACATAGTTTTGCTGATACTGTGTTGAATAAATGCCATAAGATATTTTTACATTCTCGTTTTCAGATTTATCTTTAAGTTGTGTGGTAATTTTTTTATACAAATTGCCGGAAGACTGAAGTTGTTCTTCGTTGATTGCATAATAGAATACTTTTTCCCTTGGCATATTTAAATCATAAAATAGCTTTTCTTCTCCGGTTTCAATGTCCGCAAAGCCAAAGGTAGATATCCTAGCTGTTTCAACTGGCTCAGAGAAAGTACTCATCTCTGGCTTAATATTTGAGTAGACATTTATCATATGCATCGTTGGTACAATCAAGTTGTTTAGTTTATCGTGATACCCAATCACAGGTACATCACCTAATATTTCTTCAACTCTGGGGTTGGAAACAATAAACATTCTTTTAAGCAAACCTGACCTAGCATACTGTTGTAATATATGAAAAACAACTTTCTCTTGTTTCTTTTTTACCTCAGATAATAATTCTGTGTCTGGCTTTATATAAAGAACATATAAATCTAAGTTTTTCATTTTCTCAAGCACTCTTAGGCAAGCACCTGATACATCTCCAGAGCCTCCAAGAACAAAAACAACCGGACCTCTTATCTTATCAAAGAAAGCTTTTTTTAATCTTGTCTTGGCATCATAAAGCTCATGGTTATCTTGTTTTGTTATCTTAAGAAAGTTCTCTTCTTCTCTAGCTTCTGAATCAATGTAGAAAGTTTCATACTGAGGGTATTGAGAAAATAACTTAGCGACGTTACATCCTGCTTGTCCTAAACCAACTATTGTTCCCATTCTACTTTCCTCATCTCTCCGAAGTTTTTACCTACAGAAACGTTAACCTTAAAATCTCCAAAATTTGTCCCGGAAAAAATTTTAGCAATATCGGAAATCAGATTTCGCTCTTCTTTTGCGAAGTCAATAACCAAAGAGTCATGTATACTAAAGGCTATGTAAGATTTCTTATCTTCTAAAAACTTGTCAAGCTCAATCATCTTCCGAAGAAACAAATCGTTTGTTGAACTCTGTATAATATAATTCAAAGCATGATATCTATCTGATTTTATTTGCCGATCGAATGGAGTGTTAACGGACTGTCCATCCCAATATTTTTCAACAATCTCTTCTCTTCTGTATGCTCTACTAGACAAAAAATCTTTTGAGTTGGGATTATAAAGCCAAGAGAACACTCTCTTCTTGGCCTCCTCTCTGCTCAAAAGACCTCTGTATACATTTTTAGCATTCCACTCATGGATATCTTCTTTAGGTTGTTGTTCCTTCAGTAAAGCTAACAACATTCTTAATTCAGCAGCGTTGTAATCTAGCTCAACAAACAAATCATTATTTGGTTCCAGTACACTTCTGAATTCTTTATCTAAGGTTAGTATGGGAAAGCTATCTTTTTTCACCGACAATCTTCCAGTCTTTGTTCCGAAAATATCATAGCAAATGTGAGGAGAAGTTTTAGCTATTTTTTTATAAAATCTTCGCCCTCTGTCGCTGATCATATGCCTACTCATCTGCTTTAGATTGATGTTTAAGTTTCTTTTATTAATCTTATCAACAGCTTTCGTCAACGACAGCAAGAAATCATAGTTGTCTGGCTTCTCATAATTTTGCAACACATAATATGTTATTTGATTTTTGATCTCGCAATATTCTTTTAAGAATCTTTCCGGTACCAGATCAAAAAAGCAATTTTTATTTAGATCAATCTTCGCTTCAGAGAAAGAAGTTAGGAAAGCTTTTAACCTATCACTAATTTCATCGTATTTATACTTTAACCCCTCTGGGCATACCTCGTCAAGGCTCTGGCCATAACAATATAAACTAGCATACTCCACGCCATCATCTAGATAGGGCGCATATGCCCAAGTCATTGTAAGGCCTTCAGGGATATCTTCATAGTGCAAGTCACCGTTGAGATACACTGCGGCGCATTCCCTCTTGTTATCTAAAGTTTGAAATAGCATTTAGTACCCAGATGATCCACCTGAAGTTGGGGCCGACGGGGCAACTGTCGGCTGCTGCACTGAAACGTTGGTTTCTGCTAATGGCAGCTTAGAGATAGAGATTGTTTTGGTCGTTGGGTCAGTTACAAAGGTAGGGTTCTGCTCTTCTATAGAATATCCCTGCCAGAATGCACCATTAGTATTAAAATTGGTTCTTCTGAAACCATTTGTCTTTTCGTTTATCAAGCTCAAAGCGCCTGCTAACCCTTCTCTCTTCAAGACATACTTAGATTCAAGAAATATATCGTTAAATCCATGTGAAATATTTTGTTCTAGCATTCTTAAATTTAAGAACGTTCTAAGCCAAAACAAGTCACCAAATTTCTTTTTGTACATAAAAGGTAACTCTCCTAGTTCACCGATCTGACCTAGGCTTTGTCTTTTTATTTTAACTTGTTTTGTTTTCACTTCGTAGCTGCCAACACAGACAGAGCTTTTATGAATATATGGCTCTGCTGCTAATAGTGTATTATAAAACTGGAGCAAATAGTATCTAAGCAGTTCAATATCACTGTTTGCGCCATCTCTCCACTGATCTCCCTCAAAAGATCTGAAGTACATAGTATCAAATACCTCGTCAGGTGTCAAGTTATATTCGTTTATGTATGGTAACATACCGGATTCAATAACTTCCGGCTCAAATTGTGGCTGACTTTCAAACGGAGGTGCCATGAACTCGCCGCCAGAAAATACATTAGCTACCAAAGTCCATGGAGCATTTTTGTCTATATAGAAACCAAACTTTTTAGCAGCTTTGCGAATAAACAAAAAGTTAGGATCATTTATAAATCTTGTTTTCTTGTCTAAATTATTTCTAAGTATGGTTTTATCGTCAAGCTCAATTACGAGACCGCTTACATGCGGAGGACAATATCTAGAAAGCAAGAAGCCTGTCTTGGTGACCGGGACTCTCGGTACTATTGAGGAAGTAAAGTTTATGAACTGTTGTACAAAATCTTTAAAAGATAAAATCTTTTCTTTTCTTTTACCAACACTAAAATAAAAAGCAAACTCTTGCATGAGGGTTTCCATGTGAGAATGATATAAGCTAGTAGGTGATCTCCAGCCGGCGAGAGCATGCAAAGTTCCATAAGCGCCGCCCGACTCTATCTTACCATGAGCAGCTGCCTTTCTGCAATATCTTCTTAAATCTTTAAAAGCATCGACGACAAAATTGGCAGCAAATATCGTGCCTAGCTGGCTTGGAAGTTGCTTAAGCTGAGTATCTTTAAAACATATTGCATTGGACTCTCTATCAATTCTTCCATAGAAAATATTCTCATACCAAAAATCTAAAGCTGCTACTTCACCATCAGACGGATAGTACATTTCTCTGTAGGCTTTCGCTTTTTCAAATTTTTCTATTGTGCTCATAAAAAATTAATCCTAATACCCGCCGCTCATGCCTCCGGTAGCTTCCTCTTCTGATAATTCCTCTACTGGTACTTTACTTGATTGGACGGCTGAAAGAGGTGTGCCGGTTTGATCTGCTTTTTGTTCATTAGGTGTCTGGAGTCCAACACCTGATCTTCTTTGCTTTGCAGTGTTTTTCTTTTCAGCGGGTGCTTCCTCAATAGTTTGAGGCATACATTCAACGATCACTGGTTCTTCTCTATCGGTTTTGCCTATTCTTTTAACCATGCCATCATTAATCCCGTGTAATATCGTTTCAAATCTTCCTGGTTCTATTACATTCTCTACCTTCGTCAAAAATATATAGCCTCCTAAGCCTAGTTTATATGTTAAAGAAGTTTCTAAATTTGCAACAACACCGCCAGCTTGTGTAGCTAGCCTAGGGGTTACATGCACTCTCATTCCAGGTTTAAAGACTGTTGAGCCAAAACATTTCATTGTAACATTATATTGATGTCTTAGCTGTGCAGCGATAGGATCAGCGCCGTCTTGCACAGTTCTAGCTTCACGAACATACGGCTGGTCTTGTCTATCAAAGGTTACATTTTTTAAAATTCCCTTATCTGATCCCATTTGAAAGTGATATATGCCATTCTGGGAATCTTCGATCGGATCTCCTTTCAAACTATATGGCAAGCCGTCATGACAATACATAAAATCATAGAAAAACTCTCTTGGTGGCATGGCACCTATATTTGAATCAGGATAAGGAGCGATGTGGTTAATATCTAAAATTCTTCCCTTCATCCTTGCACCCGTTCTTTTTTTGCCACCCTTGCCCGAGGTTTTTATTCCAACTCTATCCTGTGTATTTCCTTTCTTACCTATACCCGGGCCGGAAATTGATACCATATTGAATCTAGGTCTTATAGGATATTTATAGAAGCAACCAGGGCTTAGAGTTTCTAAAATAAGACTTTTCAAAACATCTCTAATGAAATTTCTAATATAATATGTGTCTCTTTGCGGAGATATGACGTTTTCCAAATACCAAGTCATAAAAAGATTAAGCGACACAGGTATATCTGCCAAATTAATTTCCACAGGACTATGTGTTCTTGGGTCGACGAAAGTTAATGGCCCCATAAGAAAATGTATGTTAGAAAATGTATAATCTTCGGGGCCAGCCTGAGCTTCTCCTTCTACCTCACTAGGATTATCGAGTGCTTGATAAAAAGCTGCCTCCATTAAATCTCCGAGATAAAAGAAATTTACTCTGTACTTATCTTTATCTTTTGCTGGCTGAGAAAAAGAATCTTTTGCTTCTTTTTGTTTTTTCTTTTTAGTTTCTTCGTCATAAGTGTCATCTAGCGCGCCTGCAGCATTATCTAAATATTTCTCGTGTCTTTTTTTAAGATCGGCAGAGTTCGCCTTACGAATTTTTACTCCTAATGGTTTTCTTGTCGATCCGGAGCCTTGTCTTTTTGATGACGTCATTCTTGAGAGTTGCTCTCTGCCTTCCGAGATGCCACCCATCATTGCATGGTTGACGTCAATATATCTCATCTTATCCATTGCTAGGAGCCTGTTAATTAAAGCTCCATATCTCTGAGTTTTTTCATTTCTAACATATCTGCTTCTTCTTTCTTCTAATATCTTTTTTCGATCAGCGTACGTGTTGTTATCGCCATCGATGAAAACTGGATCGAGATCTCCGTAATCCGGTGCGTCGGGCAAAAAATCAAAACCGAATAAATACCGATCAGAAATGGCCTGGGCAACTTTGTCTACTTGTTCCATAACGCTAGGATCGTCTCCTCTCTTAAGGGTGACGGTACTTTCGGCCTGCTCGCCGCCGAGTTCTTGTATTTTACTTTCGCAAAAAGCTATTTCTGCATCAATTTTTCTTAAGTCATTGGCTAATCTTTTTGAAGTATGAAATAGGTCTGCTCTATTTGAAGAAAGGTGGCTTTCAACTATACCTTGGAATTCGATTTCTAAAGTTCCGCTGCCGTCTTCATTAAAATTAAAAGTGTGACCAAGCAGGACGAGCCCTAAGTTAACAGTAGAGCTTTTTAAAAAGTCTATTAGATCTTTGCCGTCTTCACCAGTTATTAGTTCTGAAGCTGATGTCCCAGGGGGCTCAAAATAGCCAATGGCTGCTTTAATTTCATAATAATCTGGATTCCATTCATTAAGTTTAATACCATAAGGATTTGGATTTGGAGCTTTTGATTTGTTTGGTCCAAATAAAATTAAGTCTAAGAACGTGGCCGTACGGCCTCCACCAGTACCATCACTTGCACCCAGATCCTCAAGGTTGCGAAAGAATAAGCTCATTTTGCATGTGATATTTCTGTCTGCCTCAATAGGGTTAGCTCCATAATAGGTAAAATCAAACCTTTGTAGTGCTACCCCGTCCTTAAAACCTCCAGGAGTTGGAGCGAATGCAGCTTCGACTGATTTCTCGTGATCATTGTCAGCAAATTTAATTTCTTTTTGTACTATTTTGTCTTCTGGTTGATAGTAAACATTTTCGAAAAGTGTTTGATCTTTTCCAGACGCTTGAACGCGGCGCTGGCCAGCAAAGACTGGTTTTTGTTTTACACGATATCTTTTAAACAATCTTATTTTAGGTTGTATCCGCGCGAATAACTCTTGCGGTGCAGACATTAATTTATTCACATCCTGTCTAGCAACAATTCTGCTTATGACTGAAGAGGGGTTAATCGTAGAGTGTCGAGATGGCCCGACACATGTAAAATATTTTCCGTAAGGTTCGCATGCGTTTACCGAACAAACCTCTTGCCAATAATCTATTAGAAAACATTGCTCTTGAAACTTTCTTTCAGCTTTTACTTCTTCAGCATCAGTTATAGTTTCGTCACCAGCATCTTGATCATTAACACCAGCATCGGCTAAAGCTTTTTCGTTTTCTTTAGTTTTCTTTGACTTTAACGCGTCGAGCCACCAGCCAGCATTAGCCCTTGTATCTACGATCGTTTTTCCTTTGGGACTGATCGCCACTTGCAACGTATTAAACCATGCTGCGATTGTTCTCATTCTAGCGAACACAGTAAACGTCTTTGAAACATATTGTGTTTCGTATGCTCTTACATAATCACCTGCGGGGCCGACAGACCATAACGGATCACCGTTGTTTCTATAAACCATAGCGTTCAACAGTGTAGGTTTTTGCTCAGTGGCTGGATAACGTGAAGCTGGAACCGGAAGATCCGAGCCGAGATCAATCAAAGCTTTAATCATCACAGCTTCAGCAGCCCAAATAGTATTTTCTGAATTAGCTATTAAAGGAGATTTAGAAATCGCATCTTTTATAGCTTTAGAGGCATCAGCTTTTTGGACGCCTTTTTCATTCTCTTTGACCTGGGCATATTGAGAGCTTTCAAAAACGGTATCCGCGTGGTCGATTATATACGGCCGCAATACATGAGTGATTGCTCCGGCATAATCCCATTTTTCGAGAGGATTAGGCGGAAAGTATTTTTTAAACTCAGCCTTATATTCTTCTAAAGTTTTTTTAGCCATTTATTGCCCGCTACAATCCTAGATAAATTTCTATTGCTCTCTCTAAAGGCAAAGGTATGTATATAACATCTCCTGGCTTCAAGTGAGCCTCTGTTGGAGTTTTATTATACCAGCCTATTATCCACCAATATTTGGGATCATCATAAAATTTATGAGCTAATTTAAAATATCTATCTCCAACTTTCCATATATGAGTAATGTTTTCTAAGCTTGTTATAGCATTGTTATCTGCATGAAATATAGTGGGCGTTGAATACTGAGCTAGTCTTTGCCTACCGCGCTTCTCAAAAAATGCTTTTTTAAACTTTTTATTTGCTACAGAAATAACTCTTTCATTATCGTATCTATTAGCCATATATATAATTCCTTAGCTTAAGCCTAAGTCTCCGGCTACCAATGCGCCTGCGACACGATCATCCTGTTGATCCGTTGTAGCATTGCCAGACTCCTCAATAGGAGAGCCTCCGCCAGCGATTGAACCTGGTAATGCTCTGTATTGGTTCTCGCCACTAAAATCTGGAGATAGTTCTTTATTAAGATCTTTCGGGGCGACGCCGTAAGGGAAGTTTTTTTCAGAGCGCCATGAATGCTTTCCTGAATTCCAGCCTAGGCTTTGTTCATGGATAACATTAAAAGAACAATTCATCTGTAATAGTTTCGGATATAGTTTAAGACCTTTGTCTTGTCTTTCTTCAAAATATCCTTGTTCAACAACTGGAGTTATAACTAAATTTGGTATAAAACCGGCGAGGCCAGATGTCTTTACATCACCCTCGCCGTCTCCGTGACAAATAAGGTTTGCAAATTTTAAACGTACAATTGGTGAACCTTCAATATGTGAGGAAGTTTTTGATTTTCCATAAGTAGGATAAAGCATTTTGATTAATTCAGAAGCTGCAACAAGATTAGCGCGAGCTTCATCTGCATCCCAAGCTGGTATGTCCCACGCCAAACTTAAAGTCCTTACAGTGTTTTGATAAATTCGGAACGGATCCATTCTACCATATGCAGCCTCTTCGTTAAAGTTAACATTGTATGTATCATTAAAAGATGTTAAAAATCCTTTAAACACAACTGTTTGTATAGAGTTATCGAGTTTTTGATTGCCTCGACTCGAATTAATATTATAAAATTCAATGTTTGCTCTGGACGGATTAGGATTTAATAAATCTTTGTTACTCGTCGAACCGGCAAGTGTATTTGTTTGATTTACTCCCATTTATTTTGCTCCGTGTCCTCTGGTTTTTTGTGCCATGCGAGTGTGCATTCTCATGTAATCACTTGCAGAGCTATCTCCGAGACCTAGGAAGAATTTCCAATCGCTCGAAGAGTCTTTCATTGAATTAACTATTTCTGAAGCTAAAGTTTTTGCTGATTCTGTAGAAAGATTTACTACAGTAGGTCCAGCCGCTGCTGGTTTTGTGCCAGGGGCTGTACGAATAGTTTCTTTTATTCTTGTCGCTCCAACCTTAGCTTCAGGCTTTTCAAATGCTGCGACAGAGCCGGCTATTTGGTGGGTTACTGTGGCCAAAGCGGAATAACCAGTAAGTTGATCAACAGAAATTCCTTTTGCTGCGCTGGCAAGATCTTTGACACCCTGAACCATTCCTGTGAAGTTCGCGCCGCCAGCTTCAGCAAACTTTCCTAATCCTTCGAACATCTTTCCTAAACTAGTAAGTTCATCGCCCATTAATTTAAGGGCCAGAGCGACCGCTGTAAGGCCTCCGGCGAACACAATGAGCCCCATGGCCCCAGGACTGCCGAAAGTAGCCATTAAGGCCATGCTAGCGGCCAACATGGTAACTCCTCCAGATAACAAGAGAAATGCTTGACCGGATTCAATAGCTGCAGGTCCTGCTTCTTTAAGTTTGTCAACCAAAAGGGCCATGGCCGCTATGGGAACTGCCAACCCTACGCCCATCAGAGCGACGGCTCCACCAATAGCTAATATTCCGGGCGCCCCTAGGGTGCCGGCTGCGCCGACTGCCAGAACTCCCTTCGCGAAGAAGAACAGTCCAGCACCGATTCCAGCGGCTAGCCCAAGGGTCATCATAAATCCAGCTAAGTCCATACCTTTAACTGCGTTAGCTAACGTGGCCACACCATGTGCAACGGCTAAGAATCCAACACCAACAAAAGCTAATGCGGCACCATAAGCCATAGCTGCTTTTGCTTTGGCTAGCATGCCGGCTGTACCGGCTACAGAAGTAACTCCTGCAGCTGCCTGGTTTTTTGCAGCGGTGGCTTCTCTTTGCATTGCAGCTGCGTTTTTATTTCTTGAGACAGCTTCAGCTTTCTTTGCGACTGACATTTTTCCTGAAAGGGAAAGTTCCGTTGCCATGCCAGGTATACCTGCGGCGCGGGCGAGAGCCATAGTCTTTAAACCCATAATGATCAGCGTGGCTACCCCGGCAAGGGCAGAAAGACTAGGAATCAAATATCCGTCTGTTGACTTATTCCACTCAATAAACTTATCTACCACAGACTTTGCAATATCTACAACAGGCTCCATAGCAATTGCTAATGACTGCATTGCTGCTGTAAGTTTCTTTTGAATGTCAACAGCTTTTTCTGCTCTTTTTCTCATCTCCTCTTGTGACATAGCAGACGCGTTGGCTTTTGCGATCATGGTATCATAGCCGCCCAAGCCCATTTGAAGCAGTTTATTTGCGTCTGCAACATCAGTAATTCCTGCAGCGCTAGCAAAAGCTAGCCGACCGAATTTGTTTTCTAAAAGAGCAGCCTGTTGGCCAGAAGTTTCAATAGCTCCGAGAACCATACGAACGCGTTCTTCTTCGTCCGCGTGTAGGATCGCAACTGTGTCTAAATATTGGCCACCGAGAAGAGCGTTAAGTTGTGCGCCTGCTGTCGCTGCTCCTTCAAAAGTATCCATTTGGGTGCCGAACGCACCAGTTAATGTTGATACATCAGTTTGCAAGGCCTTTGCTGCAGCGGACAATCTTTTAAATACACCTAGCATGTCGTTGCCATGCTTAGCTAGTTGTGGGGCAGAATCCGCAAATCCTTTGATCATAGTTTCTGGTGCTTCTTTGAGAGATTTTGCGACGCCAAGCAACTCTCTTTGTGTTATGAGTGCTTGATCTTTTGTTTGTCCTAACACGGCAATTGAAACTTGCATTGCTTCTGCAGACGCATCGGTGGAGACTCCCATCTTTTCCATCGTGACCGCAAACTCTGCTATTTGTTTCTGAGTAGCGTCTGTCATTAGGGAATAGCTACGAACAGTGCTGTCTAATTTAATAAACGCTTCTGCAACGTCTTCTGCTGTAACAGCTAGATCTAGATGAGATTCTCGTATCTCGTTTAGAACTTGGTCATAATCATTAAAGCCACCTGTCGCTAATAGTACAGAGGATTTAGCAGCGTCGACAGAAAATGCCATATCTTTGGTCGCCTTCATAACCAATAGCATTGCTTCTTGAGACTTTTCTAAAGTGCTACCAAGAATATTCATTTGGTTTTCTGTGCTCTTAAATTCGCGACCTACTTGTTCTAAGACTTCTCCAAAAGAACCGCCGGCTTCAGATGCATCAGCAAATGCGCCAACTACTCCATCGCGCCACTTGTTTGTGACACCAAACATCGCCATAAATTGCTGGTTAATACTTACGCCAGCAAGACGAACTTTGGCCATTCTTTCAGCGGTGGCCAATAGCTCTTCATTTAATTTTATAAAAGCTTCTCGGCCTTCTTTTCCAAATATCCTCTGTTGTTCTGTTAGCTTTTCTAATTCTTCTCTTTGCGAGATAGTTTTATTCTGGGCCGAATCAAGAAGTTCTATTCTTGCCTGCATCGCCTCATCTGACATCTTGGCGACTTTAAGATTCTCTTCTGCTAATGAAATTTGAGCATCGAGAAGTTCCATTTCTTTTTGAATGGCGGAGGTTCTACGGCCACGAGCATCATTTAATTTTTGCTCTTGCGCGACGAGATTCTTTTCTATCTCTACTTGCTTTTGAAAAAGTTCATTGGCTGTTTTTATATTTTTAAGATCTTCAGCGGTAAGTTTTTCGCGATCGGCCATAAATTAAATTCCTATTTAAAAGGCCATACCAAGCCTGTCGTTCTTTCAAATTTTGCAACTGCGGAATCTAAACGGCCACGTTGTTTATAAGTTCTTGGGTCATCCAAGCCATAATCATTGATAGCTTGCATGTATTTCTTTTCTCTTCCTAAAGCAGAAGCAAAAGAGTCGACTTGTGATCGTGTGCCGCGAACTTGAACTGGTATTCCTGAGCCACCAAAAATACGCTCAAGGATCTTTTTAGTCCAATATCCAAACATTCTTAGAAAGCTTTCATTTAGCTCTCCAGAGTCTGCGACATTTAGATCAATAACAACGTCGCTTAACTTATCTTCGTGAAGCTCTTGTTCCATTGGGTATACCTCTCATAGAATAAATAGTAACATTATAAAAATAAAGGGATCTCGCGATCCCTTAATATTTCTTTGAGTTAGATTGTGCTTGCTCCATGGCTTCTTTTTCCATCTCGAATTGTTGTTGCAATCTCTGCACATACCAATTACGAATCATGGTCGGCAAACTATAGGCTTCGGTAAAACTCCAGCCACCATGGTATTTTAACACAAATATCTGTTCGTATACTTGTTGTATATATGTGTCATCTAGGCCAAAAAAAGTCCGTTGTAAACGGCACCTCCATGTCTTGGGCATGATCACACTCAATGCATGCGAAGTGTTGAGCTAAATCCAAAGTTGGTAAGCTCTTTGCATAGCCAGTTCTCAGGAACCTAGAATCCTTGGCCGGCATAGAATCAACGAACTGCTCGATTAGGCGACGTTCGGTTCTTCCGTTAATTGAAACAATCAACATTTTTAATTGGTCTGTCAAAGACGAATCTGTTAAATTAACTTTCTTATTAAGATTTTGCTTTCGAAGTAATTCTTTCTCGTCTCGGCCAGTCATCATTCTTACGGTAACTGAAGCTTGAGTAGCGGGAAGTTCAAACAAAATAGTGCCGTCGTCTTGGATGTTAACACCATTCTCCAACAAGTTTGTTGCTGTAATTAAGTTTGCGTCTTCTAAATCGAATTGATACTCTTGCTTAGCTCCACATGAGGGGCATGTAACAGACGTCTGATATTCTGCTCCGTATCCTGTGATTCTTGATCTTACGATTAGCGCATTTTTATCTCCAACCAAAAGGTCATCGACTCTGATGCTCTTGTCAACTAAAACATTTTGCAAGAATCTATCCAAAGCAATTCCTTTTCTAAGAAGAGCTTGTGATGTAAGGATGTCTTCATCTTTTGCTGTCATGAATCTAATTTCTAGACTATCAACATTGTGAAGTACATGTCCTGGCGGATAGAACTTTCCCTGTGATGGTAAATCAACAAATTCAGTTGGAGTCGGAAAAACAAATGGAGTTTCTTCCTGCTGAACTTGCTGAACAACCTCCGGGATCGGGGGAGAAGAGCCAGCGTCTGTGACGCCCAGGCGCTCTTCATTATTACGGATTGTCATTTTAGCCTCTTTTTAAAAGATTGTTGTAGTTTAGGTTGTGTTTGCGACTGGAGTTGCGTTGCCACCGATATGCAATTCAGCATAGTCGTAACGGAATGTTACATCTAACTGAAGTAGCGCATCGCCGGAATAATCTAAGTCACCCCATTTTACATCAGTTGCCCAAGCATTTTTAAGTGTCCAGGTCTCTGCAATATCAGTAAGGTTGTTTAGGTTGCTTCCAATCTGGCCATTCTGTTTAGTCTGAGTTCTTAATGTTTGAATCTTGATTTGATCAAAAGCTTTTGTCGCCAAACCTTTGCCTACAGTATTTCGTTCAATTTGTCCAGGATACTGATCAGGGGACCTATAGCCCGACTCCATGATCTTTCTGTATAGTAAGTGGGTTACGTCGCTTTCTGGACCTTTACCATCTCCTGGATCAACAAAAGTCATTGCCACTGTTTGCCACTCGACGGTACCTGGGTAATAAAACGTATGGTTGAGGAATTTGTGCGGTGTTTCGCCGATGGTCAAAGAAGGTCTTGTGCATTTTGAAACCAAGAAAGGTTGGAAGCCAGGTATTGTTACCAAAAACTTATATTGTCGTTTTGGCTCAACCGCCGCTCCTGACCAAAATTTAAAATTCGATGATGCCATGTTTTTAATTCCTCCGAGATCATACTCTATATTTAATTAGAAGTTAATATTTTTTTTGTAGTTTTTTTTAGTCTTCAAAAGCTGCCCCAGTATTTGTGATTACAAAATCTAGAGCAATGAACTCGATGGCACGAGCCGGCTTCAAGAAAATCTTAGCGTACAAGATATTTCTATCAATAAGATCCGGAGTCGTAGTTGTCTCATCGAGAACAACTTTGTAGTCTGTAAGACCTAATCTCGATTTTACATCTGATAGGAACGGAATTACTCTGCCTAAGAAGTTGGCCCAGGTCTGTCTTACATTTTGCTCGAAGAGCGTCGTAGCAGAAATTCTGGAAATTTCTTTCTTAACAAAGATCATCAATCTTCTTACATTAATTCTATCCAAAGCAGAGTCTGTAAGTTGTAGGGTCTTTTGACCGAACATTACGATACCTTCTGCTGGGAATGTTGCGATAGGATTGATGTTGGCTTCATAAAGCTTATCTCTATCCTTGCTGGTTAGGCGCTCGCGGACGCTTACAACAGGAAGACCTGCTGAGCCTTCGGTTAAGCCACCACGGGTGAATCCAGCGGGAGCGAACCAAAGTTCCGATCTTCTTTCAGAGCTTGAGAAAGTTCCCAAAGCTGCTACGGAAGGTGGAGCCCAAATAATTGAACCGTTAATGTTGTCGCGAACTTGTACCCACGGGTAGTATGCGCAACCATAGCTGCTGTTTAAGCCTCTGTCCTTTAAGTTATCAACTGCTTCAGTAACAGAGCCCAAAGCTTCTGCAGTGCCCTCGTAACGGCTCTTGTAGCCAGTCTTAAGGTCAATTACCGCAAGGGCGTCGCCACGATCTTCACATGTGTTAACCAAGTGGCCAGTTAAAGCTTCGTCCCAAATACCAGGAGCGGAGGCCAAGTTAAACTCTGCAACTTCAGGGTCAGAAATGCTGTCGATAGCTTTCTTAACCGAGTAGAACGCTGAGTTACCTATTTCAGTAGCGCTGTCCATATCTGTGTTGTTAAAAGGATCAGGCTCTAATACGTCTAGGCCATCTCGACCGCCCCACATTGGTGACGTGAATCTATCAAAACCTTTTGTCAATACAGTCTGATGTGTACCAGAATGTGCAGTTAGTGAGTAGCTGCCTGCTCTCGAACCAGATGCGTATGTAGCATTTGTGCCATCATAAGTTAGATCATCTAGTGTGAAGATCCAGCTTTCTACGCCTGTCTCATCATATGAGCTAGCATTAATGCTCTTGGGCAATGAGCGCGCAATGTCAATATTACTCTTCTCATATAGTGTAGAAGTTTTGGACTCGCGCGAGTCATATCCGAAGTAAGCATTCTTCGGGCTTGAAATTGTAGGATCATCACTTCCCGATCGCAGTGCGAAAGTTGGGAAAGTAAATGAGCAACTAAAAGGTATTTGATTTTGAGTTGCGCCGCCTCCAGCTTTGCTTTGATCTGTAATTACCAAGAAAGAGCCAGTTGCTTTTGTTCCAAAGCAAGAATCTTCAATAAAAGGATTAGTAAGTACTGCGGTATTATGAATGTTCGGGGCTTTTTCTGCTCTCAAAGCAGAGTGAACAACCGAGAAGCCTTTTATTCTTGGTGGGCCATATACGCCGAATGGTAGTAGACCTGCATCAGCCTGAGCAGCGTCTACCTCTGAATTCATCTCGACATAAATAAACCTGGATCGATTCTCATAGTTACCCTTGTCAATATATCTTTTTTCTGTCTCGTCCCATGTAACATAAGCATCACCAACTTTCTTAGCAATGTAGTTTACAGAGTTAGGATTGAGATTTAGGCCAGTGAACTTCTCTAGTACTCTAACAGCACCGTCGTTATCAGAAGCGTGACGTACAACTAAGGAGAATGTTCCATAAGGGTTATCCTTGTTACTGGATACCTTTACATCTTGAATAGAAATCTTAATATTGTTGTTAGCCCAGCCGCCATCGTCAAGGCTCTTAACTCTGAAGAGCTTCTTTGTGTGGTTGCGGTTGTTAGGATTAAAACCCTCTGCTGTGCTTCTAACATCCTGAGAAATGAACCAGCCTGTTTTTGAAACTTCGGCTGCTTCTAAGCGATCGGCCCATTCTGGAGAAGCTCCATCTTCAGCTAGTCCAGTTAAAAATCCAAAGTAACCATTGCCCGTGTGGGCTAGTCCAGTCGATGTATCAATAATGTCATCTTTAACAGCTTTTTCAAAAGTCTCTCCTAGCCAATAGGTTTCTAAACTATCTGTGTTAGTGACGCTTGGGTTGGTAAGTGTAGGATTAGTATTGAAAACATTACGAATATACTTATCGCTTTTTCTGTTAAAGTTGAAAACAGCATTTTTGAGTACAGTGCCGTCTGAATCTTTAATAAGAGCGCGGAACTCTGGCGTACCTCCGGATACTGTTTCATTGTTTACAAGAATGTTTGAGCCTGTGACACCGATTGATCGGACAACTGTTGTTCCGGATAACTCAATGCTTCCCTGGCCAACATACCAAACTGCAGCTAGTGTACCAGTACCATGGTGACGCGATACATGCGAGCCAGAGCCGGCAACGAAGAGCCCGTAAGCTCCGCCGTTTGTAGTAGCAACAGTGGTAATTGAACTAGCGTTGCCTGCGCTTCCGCCAGTAACGTATCTTGTGGTCCAGCCGCCTTCGCCTGCACCTGCAGTTGCATTTGTGTGTTGGTGTCCCAATAAGCGAACATATGTGAGTGGGCTGCTGTTTCTCAACCATGCTTGAGCAGCATATGTGCCATACATGGGAGAAATAGTATTACCGTCTCTCCAAACATCACCTCCGCGTCCACCGGGTACTGGGTTTCCGAAGACTTCAATAAACTCCGAAAATGATTGAACCTTGACAGGTCGCATGCCAGGGCCTCTAGAGGCGCGGCCAATAATAACTGGTCCTAGATTTTCTGATACAGCCGGCAATCCTGTGTTATCGATCTCATCGATAAAAACACCCGGCGATACGAACTTGAACTTTTTAACAGACATTAGAATATCTCTCCCGTATAAAGAATTCCACAAAATTGTGTTAACAATTCTATTTTCTTAAATAAATAGTGCTTTAGAAGTCTAAAAGAAAAAATTATAGTATTTATCGATCTCGGTAGAAGCCATCATTTTCAATGTTTCTGTTTTCATCTCCAACAATAACTCTTTCTCTAGGAATTTTCACTTCTACAGCGTTTTCTCTGACCACTATTTTTGGTCTTGTTTGATTTTTATCTTCTCCCATTAAATATCCAAGAACTTTTATATCAATTTTGGTTCGAAACTTTCTTTCTTCTTCTTGCAAATTTGATACATTATTCTCGAATACAAAATCTGATTGTATGAGAGCGTCATATATATGACCGTCTTTACCAACCCTAAAAAAGTTTAGACTGTTGGTTGTCGTCGCGAATGGAGTTAAAAGCTCGTTCATTTGCTGTTGATACTCAGTAATAATATTAATATTATACGTCATCTCGACATAAACTGGCATTGGTGCAGTTACAGTTTGTATAACGACTTTTTTATTTTTTCGCGGAAAATTAATTTGGCCTCTTTTTCTGAGTGTGTCGGCGTTTGCAAAGTTTGATGTTTTGTCTTGTTTAATTCTTTTTGCAATTGTTATGCTGCCTCCAGCAACATCAGGATTTCTTGGAATATTACCAAAAAGACCACCTTTTTTCTGCAGATCTTTTACCATCGATGTTCTTTCCAGGGTTATCACCGGAAAAGTAACTATATCATTTGAATTTTTAAGATCTTTATTATTCTTTGTATAGAATGCTCGCTCTGCTCCAACCCACATAACAGGAACTTTTTCCCATCCAGAATTTTTTGTGGCAAACAAATCTAATCTTTCGTTAAGCCAATCATAGACAGCAAAATCTACTGTTTCAATTGTAGAGGGCATAAGTATTTCTTCATGGATAACAGAAGGGTCTTCTAAATCTGTATAATCACCCGGCATTGAACAGTCCCTCTCTAGCTCTTACGCATTTCGCTGTAATTTCCATTCTGTGGTCTACTTGACCAAATATTTGTTTTGGTTCATTTAAAGTTACTATCTCGAAATGAAAATCTCCGTATAAAATAAAATCACCTTCTCTAACATATAACTCTTGATCCTCTGTCAGGCGCCTTTTATGAAAATGAACCTGGATAGATGACATTTTATCTAAACCATAAGAATCTGTTTTGGTTTCATGACCTTCCCAAGTTACAAGCGCATATACTCTAACAGGAGGCAAGAATGTTTTATCAATTGCTTCTCCGTAAAGAGGATGATAGTTTGTATGTTGCAAGCTTAATGGAAAATAAAGTATTTGTTGTCCTATGACTCTTTCAATAAGCTCATCATTAACTTGCTTAACAAGATCTCTTTCCTTTTCTCCCAAAAAAAGTGGGGGAGGGGGAGAAGAGGGTTGAGACCATTTATCTTTGTCCGACATAAGCTACCCCCTATCCAACATATACACCAAACGGCACATTCTGTAGAACTTTGTTAGTAGCATCCATTGTGTCTGCATTAATCTGCGCCAACTTATCGTATGTAAGCTCATCCAAGATAGTTTTCAGTTCCTCGCGAAGTTTTTCTTGCTCATCTTTAGCTTGTGAAAGAAGCTGCTCTGCGTTTAATGTAACGGATTCTCCTGGAATTGGGATAGCGCCGAACTTTCCTCTGACCTGTCCTAAAGTTTCTTTAACAAGAGAAAAGGCAAACCTTCTAATCCATTGTTTGCCAATACTATTAATGTTTTTGTAAGGAATGTTAGCAAAAGGAAGCGTATTCATATTATTTATTCCTGACGCTCCTATTTCTTTTCCTTCCTCTTCTTCCCAAACATCTTTTTGTATGGTAAATCTAATCCACAGTTTCTTCGGAGATACTGAAGTTGGCGTTGGATATAATCTTAATTTATTATTTTTAATCTCATAAGAATAATGTGAGTTTCTAGTATAAATTGCATCTTCATACGCCATCGCTTGCATTTTATTATGCCATGGCGGAATAACTTCAAAAGTCGAATCGTCCGCAAACATACCATAAGTTGATAAGTTACCAACAGAGTTTAGACCTCCAAAATAACCATAGAATCTCCACATAGCATGAGGAGTTTTATAGAATACATTCTTAATAATAACTTTTTTATTTCCAACTAAACTTGAAAACTCATCTTTAGCCGCTATTAAACTCTGAAGATCATAATCTTGTGTATCATCCTCAGTGTCAATGGATGCAGAATATTCTGTCTTAAGGCCGCCAGCACCAATCTCTTCACCAATCCCGTCTGCAACTCGGCGAGGATAAACAATATCATACTTTGGAAACTTCATATTGACATGATCGCCATTTAGGCTAGACGAAAGATCACCGCTAAGCAAAACTCCGTCATGGTCAAACGTTCCAGTGGTATTTCCGAGAGCGTTGGGCAACATATTTTTAGCTTGATGTATGTTGACAATATAAGAATATTCTAGTACAGCCTCTTCATACGCGGCATATATATTAACTTCTTTGAGTTCAATATCTAAGACATCACCGCCAAGTTTATTATAAGTATAAGAAACTTGATCCGAGGCTCCGGAAACAAAGTTTGCATCATAAAAGGCACTAGTAGAATCTGCATAAATACCAAACGGATAGTTCGCTACTCTAGCTGCACCGTCCGTTGCATCTAAAACACTGCCAGTCGCAGATAATGTGACTGCGCTAGTGTTGCTTTTTGGTGTTAATGTTGTAGTCGCCATTCATGTGCTCTCCTTTGTATAACTTAAATAGTTTATAGAAATAGAAAACCCCACTCCGTTTCCGGAGCAGGGTCTCTTTTAAGCTACGCTGTCGTTATGACTTAGCCAAGTAAGTCAGTACAAACAACTAGACCGTACATATCGGGTCTAACCATCTTCTTCGCGTAACGAGTCATCACGCCCTTACGGGGTACGAAGTCCTCGGTACCGAAGATTGTCGGTGTGACCTGTAGTGGTACATATGGCGCGTATACATAGCCGCTCTCAAGGAAGCTACCTCCCTTACGACCAACTAGTACAACGTTGCGTAGGAAGTAAGGATCTACGTATACATCCCACTTCTTGCTCAAGGCACCAACCTTGACAGCACCAACTGTTCCCTTGTCGGAATCAAGCGTAACGTTAGCACGGAATCCAGAGGTGAACTCTAGGAGGTTTGCAATTTCAGGTGATACCACGATGAAATTAGCTCCGCCTCGGAGAGTCTTACGATGGATTTGTGCTGATACGTCGTTGATTGTCTCAACAAGAGTCTCATACCACTCGGATACGTTACCAGTGAAGTCTGGACCAGAAGCTCCGCCGCCTGTCAGGTCTTTACCTGTTTGGCGATTAACGAACTTACCGGGTCGACGCGACCAGTAAAGCACTTCAGCAGTAGCTCCCTTAACGAGGTCATTGAGAATCTCACGATCAATCTCAAGAGCAATTTGCTCAGAGAGAATGCTTGTAAGTTCTACCTCTGCATCCAAGTTGTGGTATGCGTTGAGGTCCTGACCAAGCTCTGGGGTCCACTTTGCCTTGAGCTTCTTGGTGATTGCCGTTACAGCAATACTATCAACCTGGATGTCGATCTCTGGAATATCGCCAGTTGTATCGTTAATTACACCAGTTGAAGTTGTTGCTGTTGACTCCAGGAGCCACTCGCTAGCACCCTTAACCGCACCTAGAGTATCCGAAGAAATGAAGTTATCTGCAGAGTTCCAGTTGAACGAGTGAGTTACACCGTCGCGTGAGGCTTCGGTTCCGCCGGCGCCGCCGAGCCCCGTAGGTCCTGCAGCAGTCAAAGTACCAGACAAGTTCTGGATGCCTGAATCATCAGCTGAGTTAGCCTTGAAGAACAAGTAAAGGTTGTCGCGATCTGGATTTTCTGGGTTATCAAGATCGTCGCTCTTTCTTGCGAAAGAAGTTAGCCGGCGAATATGTGTACCAGAAATAGCCAGTGTAGAACCTGTATGTGCAATCGCTGTCAAGTTATCAGTGTTAAGCTGACTAAAGACACTTGCAGAAACCTTACATACAACAACACCTGAACCGGAAAGATCAGGGTCATGCTGACAAATAGAGTTAAATCGATCAGTTGTCAAGCCTGATAGCTCTCCAACACCAGCAACAACGCTAACGCCTAATGTACCGGAAGCAACTGTAGTCAAAACAACTCCGGAAGCTTCGTCAGTTGGCGAAGAATATCCGTTGCGTAGGTTGTAGAAACCGCCACCATCATCAGTAGCGAGGTCAACACCACCGGTCAACTGTGAACCGACAACGTTACCACCATATAGTGAATCACCAGCAGAGTAAAGTCCGCGAGTGTCAGTAGCCTGGAAATCCAGGAAGAAAATGAGGCCAGAAGGCAAGCTCATTGGCTGAACAGATACTAGATCGTTTGCAACCAAGCCGGCAAAAACACGTCGGACGATTGGGAAAGCAACAGAAGCGAAACCTTCTACATCGCCGCCCTGCATTGTGCTGGCTTCTTTCAATAGCTGAGCAGCCTGGTTTTCAAGCAAACGCGCCATTGTATTTTTTTGGTGATCGGCGCCGAGGCCCTCAAGAAGTCCAGTGCGATCCCACTTTTCTAGTAGGGCAGCACCTTCCTGCTGGAGGCTTCGACCAACGATACCTTCAGTTAATTTATCTAAAACAGACATTTTTATTTTCTCCTTTTAAATTATTTAATACCTGCTAACGCCCGCCACCTTTCGGAGGCTGGGTCGTCGTTTTTCTCTGCTTTGCGCTCTGAAGCTGCTAGCAGAATAGTAGAGGAAGTTTTGTTTACTGCTTCACTCAGTGATTTTGGCTGCTTTTTAGAGGTGCTGCCCACTGTGCTTTGAAGTGTTTCGAAAATAGTTTTCGCTTCCTCGACACTTTTGGCATTAGATAACGCTTCGGCAATTGTATTTTTTTGCCGCTCATTCAGGGAGGCGCTAGTTAACGCTTTATTAGTGTATAGTAACCTTGCATTTAAAATACTACTCTCTTCGACTTTCTCTCTGAGAGTTTCTACTAATTGCACAAGTTTTTGTTCGTTTTGTTGATGCTGTTCTATCTTACTTTTGTTTTTAGTAAGAGCTTTATTTAATTTGGTATTAGATTCATTAAGCTTTTCTGCTTGTTCTTCTAATTTCTCGACAGCTTTTCTTAATTCTTCATTCTTTTCTTTTATTTCGGTATCTTGTTCGCGGGCTAATAATTCCTCTGCGGCTTCTTCTAGCTCTGACTCAGGGGTACCTGCCCAACCAGATTTTTCTGGTTTGATATCTACTCTTATTGTTTCTGTTAGTTCTTCAACTAATTCTTCCAAAAGACTCGAATCTAATTCTACGTCTTCTTCAAGTGCGCCACCAGCATTAACAACATCTGCTGCCATTTGCTCGCGAGATTCTAAATCCGACTCCGGACCAAGAGTATCTTCAACTTTTCGAGCGAGCGCGTCTAGATCTAATTCAATATATGCGTCGGGGCCACCTTCTTCTGCATCGTCAGGGCAACCACAGAGATCTTCACCATCGTGTGCTGCTAGTGGCATACCGTCTACTACTGGTTCGTCAGCGCCGGGTTCGCCCGGGGTGACGGCTTCTTCGTCTCCAAAGAAATCAGCCACGGGATCCTCTTCTGGTTGTTCTAGAAGAGTTTCAACCGCTTCTTTGATTTGATCAGAGTACTTATCAATTATCGCAGCTTCTGCGTTTTTTAAAGCTACTTCTCTTAGTGCTTCAGCGTCAATTATCGCTTGTTCTAACATTGAAGACATTTATAATTCTCCTGGAAGATAAAAATTGTCATAAATAAATAGTATATTACTGATGTAAAAGACTTTTTTCATAGCGTTCTAGTTAGTCAACACTAACCACACTCCATCCACTTCCGTTATAGAAGTTCAATTTATTAGTTGATATATTATAATAAATTTGGCCTGTGGTAGGTGATCCCATGCCATGTAGCGCATTTAAAACAGCGGTATCAGCGTGAGGTATTCTAACTGATCCTGTAAATTCTGTGGAGCCAGTGAATTGTATGTTCGGGCCACCAGCCATTATCTTGCCTACCACTAGAGAATTTCTAATAGTTGCAGAACCAGTTACACCAAGATTACCAGCAGTTTCGACGCCACCAACATTTATAAATTTACCAGATCCGGACATTGTTCCAAGTATAATGCTTCCACCTCGAATTAATATCGATCCGGTTACTCCAACAGTGCCTTGTGTTTGAATACCACCAACGTTGAATATTTTTCCGGAGCCCGAGAGATCCCCTAGGTGTGTTAACATGTTGGTAACTGCCATGCCGCCTTTAACTGTGGTATAAGGAGGTGTTATTCCGTTTTCGTGGCCACCGATAGTTATACCCGAGCCACTAAGAACCAGGCCGGCCGGGTTTGATCCAGAAATTACTAGTTTGTCGTCACCGGTTTCGCGGTATACTATTAGTGATTCTTTTTCAGAACCAAAATAAAGAGAGCCAGACACACCTAGGTCACCAGCAGTGTAAAGACCCTTAACAAATCGACCTTCGCCGGAGCCGGAAACATCTCCTGCGGATGTTGCTGTAGGCATATTATAAAGATTGCCATAATTGTATATTGTATTGCCGCTGACTTCTAAAGAGCCAGTAATTAGCAGTGAACCAGAAACAATTACAGATCCAGTCATTTCTGTTTTTTGCTCGCCCTGTTTGTTCTCTGTGACAATAGAGCCTGTGCCGTAGATTGTTTGTCCTTCTGAACCGCTTACTATTAATGGCATTAGTCTTCGATCTCCTCAAGCACCATCTTATATTTTTTACTTGTTTTGTTATTGATCACAGATAAATAATCTTCTTCCTCAACAATTGTCCAATCACCTCTATCATTTTTCAAATGAAGGTCACCGGTGTAAATGTTTGCCCAGCGCTTAGACGCGGATCCGAGATCAAATGTATTGTCAGTTCTTGGCATTACGTTGCCGGCGGTGACTGATCCGGTTACACCAAGGTCTGCAGCAGTTTCAATGCCACCAAGATTAAAGATCTTGCCCGAACCAGATATATCACCAGAAACCATCAAGGGGTGAGTTACAGATGCAGCGGCGGCATAGCCAATTTGTGCTGAAGAAGCAAACCTTGAGTTGCCGTTTATAACACTTGCTCCTAGAATTGTAGCAGAACCTGTTACGCCGAGGGATCCAACAGTCTCGATGCCACCTTCGTTGAATATTTTTCCAGAGCCCGATATATCGCCGGCAACTGTTAAATGGTGCTTGTTGCCCACATCTCCAATTGCTAGTTTTTGAGTAAATTGCGAATTCGAGTATCCTACCAGCGCGCCCTTCAATGTAGAAGAGCCTGTTACATACAGGCCTCCTTCCATCACAACATTGCCTTCAGTGATAATCTTGCCGGATCCGGATATATCTCCACGAACTGTTAAAGTGTGCGTGGGAAATAAGCTGTTTCCTAGGTTAAGTTTTCTATCTGCTATCGCCCATACGTAATCACCCGAATTGACATCAAACAATCCAAGACGTCGGCCCGATTGATGATATTGATAATGTGTATTCCCAGCCGAAGATGTCAAAGTAAGAGCAAATTGATTATGGCATGTCAGCGAGCCTGAAATAGTTGCTGATCCGGTTACACCAAGACTGCCTTGTGTCTCGATGCCACCTACGTTTAGAATCTTGCCAGAACCTGATATGTCGCCGGCTATTGTTAATTTGTGGCTCGGACTAGTTACTCCGATTCCCACTTTGCCAGTGGATCCAGTCGTGATCAATATATTGCTGGTACTACCTTCAACAAAAAATGCTTTTTGGATCCCCTCCGCATTGACATAAAAATCAACATCGCTTTTATTTGGATTGACTGCGAGGTAAGGATCACCAATAGTAGTACCCCAAGATTCTAAAATTTCATCATCGTCTACGAAGAGAGAAAATCCGCCATTATTAAAACCTATATATGTATCTCTTTGTGTGTCGAGTCTAGAGCGAATTTTTTGAACATCTAGATCGCCATACGCCGTAAGAGTGCCAGAAACATCTAAATTATCTGTTAGAGAAGCTGGCTGAGCCATTGTTACTCTACCAGTAAATGCATGTGTATCGTCATTAGAGTTTCCTAAGTTTGATGAGCCATAAGTTAATATTCCGCCACCTACTAAAGTTCCTGTCGCCTGAATATTCTGGGCCGATCTTACACCCTGGACAAATATTCCCATGGCAGAGCTGGAAATATTATTAGTCGCTTCAACACTATCATAGCTAGTCGCAGTGATTGTTCCCGAAACCCCTAAGTCTCCTGCAGTTTCGATGCCGGCCAGATTAAAGATTTTTCCGGATCCGGATAAGTCACCAACTATAGTTACAGGATGTGACACCGCCACGCTGGCGGCGTTATTTCCAAGAACGACCTTGCCGTCTCTCGTTAAGAAGGGATAGTTAGTGTTGCCGGCACTTTTATCTGTTAAGTAAAAACTTCTGGCTGCCTGATTAAACTCAAAGAGAGTGTTTTGTGCAGAAGATGTTGTTCTGAAGAAGATTGGCGCTGCCGTAGACTCGATCCTCTGAGACGTATACAAAACACCAGTGTGAAAAGTCTTAGTAATAAATTGTGTGTTACCTGCAACATATAAACTACTACGGGCGCTTGTGGCGCCTCCGAGGTCTACGCTTCCGGTAAACATGTGTACGTCGCCACTAGTATTACCAAATGTTGTAGAGCCACTCTTGTGTAACGTAGTGGAAACAACTGTATGATTATGTTCTGTAGTGTGGAATTGTTCGGCATAAACATTTCCACTTACATATACTGAGC